GTATATGGGAAATATTATTTTAAAGGCTAATGAATTATTAAGTTTAATCTTCAATGGTCAGTTCATCATTCAGCCATTTGTTATTAATGAAGCTGAATTTAGAATTCCATGTTTAGGTAATGGATTATTGAATGATGATATATCATCTATGAGTACAAGTCAGATTTGTATGATTAGTATGATTCTATCATTTGCAATTCTTTCCAATTCATCTACCGATTATAATATTCTTAAGTTAGACGAAATTGATGGTGGTCTTGATACAGAGAACCGTATCCAATTTATAGGATTGCTTAAACAGTTAATTGCTATGGTTGGTTGCGAGCAATGTTTCTTGATTAGTCATAATATGGAATATGATGCAGACACAAGTGTAATTGATATGACTGCAAGACCGGTAATGGTTAGATAATAAGAAGGAGGTTCACCCTCCTTCTTCTATTATTTTTTTTGTAATCTTAAAGAATTATATATATATATTATAAAGGTGAAATATGATTCTTAATATTTCTATTTTACATTTTTAATTTTTATTTCTAGGAGGTACTCATCATGGGTAAAGTATTTTTTATTGTAGGATTTGTAATTGGGTTTGAATTGTTTTTAGCTATTACTGCTGGGAATATTATCTTGGCAATTCCAAGTATCGTATTGGTATTGGCTTCAGTGGCAGTTTTGCTTTATATCTATGGATTAGATTTTAGAGCGATTTTAAATATTTTTAGAGGGGCTAAGCGATAATGAATCTAGGTGTACTATTAGGATTGCTAGTATTTATGCTAGCATCAAAAGATTTTATTGCAACTTATGCAACAACTCATGAACTAATTCTATACATTGTAGGATTGATGCTCATGGGATGTTCTTGGCTAATCGATTTCTTACTTGGAATTGATAGTAATTCTAAAAGGAGAAACAATGCTAGAAAATAGAGTGAATGCAATAGAAGGAATATTGAAAGGCATACCGGATGATACAACAGTCAATCTCATTGTATTATATTCTGGTGGCTTTGATTCTACCGCACTATTAGATATAGCTATCAGAACTAAAACAGAATTAGAAAATGTAAAGAATGTGTATGCATTACATATTGAAAGTAATTTAATACATGAAGGGAAATTAGAGCTAGAAAAGGAATATACTGAAAGATTTATATCTCATATTAATGAAGATAATAATTCAGATGTAAAATTTCTCAAAGTAGTTCGAGATATCCCTGAATTAGATGAATATGCCGAATATGCAGAGAATTCTTATGATCTGCTGATGGTAAATACTATAAATTCCGTAGTTCCATTTATTGGTGGAGCTCATTTAAATATAGTATTAGATGGAACTCTAGATAGAGATTCTAGAGTTTATCATTTACCATTCTATAAAGATATGGTAGAATCATTCAATAAAAACTTCAGAAAGAATGAAGTACGGATGGAATTCCCTTTTCTAAAAATAGATAAGATAAAAATATTATCATATATTATTAGAAAAGGACTATATGAATTCTGTACGTGCTGTGAACAACCAGATCTTAAAGATCAATTTTGCTATAGTTGTAGAGATCACGCGAATGCTTTGATAGAACTACTATTAGAGAATGAAGTGTATGGCGGTACATATCCAGCAATAGATCTTGATGAAAAAGGTATCAAGTTCATTAAAAGAGAACTAACAAGAATTCTTGGAGGTGAGTGGAATTAAACCGAAAATTGAAGTGATATCTAGTTTAATTTTATTATTTGCTAGTATCATAGTAATAACAGCAACATTTGGATTTTTGATTCGTTTCATATTTGGTATGGAACTATTTACAAAATTCGAAGAAGCTATGGTATTTCTTTATGTGATCAATGGTGGTCTATTAGTATTTATGATAACTATAGGCTACATGATTTATAAATATCATAAAGGATAAAGAGGGATATTAAAATGGTTGATAAATTAATAAAGTTATTAATATATATGGTAATCCCATGGATTATCATGGTTCCAATTTATTTATTAGATGGTATATCTGGTACTAGATTAACACCAGTAATGCAACTTTTCTGCGTTTTGGTAGATTGCGGAATTGTTGCATTTTATGTAATTTGGTTAATTATTAAGAAAATAGGAGAGCTACAATGATTCTAACTGAATTTGACTTAAAGTATGGTAAATTATTAGAAGATATTTTAACTATAGGTGAGACATCACCCAATAGGACAGGAATTGATGCAATTTCAATCCCACAAATTACATTTACTATTAACTTAAGTGATGGTAATGTACCAATCCTTGGTTCCAAGTTCGTTCCGTTTAAAACGGCAGTTAAGGAATTATTATGGATTTGGCAAAAGCAATCTAATGATGTGCGTGAGCTCCAAAAAATGGGAGTTCACGTATGGGATGAATGGATGCGTGAAGATGGTACTATTGGTAAAGCTTATGGATACCAATTAAAGAAATTTGATCAAGTAAATAAATTGATCAAAACTTTAAAAGAAGATCCACATAATCGTAGAATGGTAGTAACTCTTTGGAATAATGCAGATTTGGATGACATGGCACTTCAGCCGTGTGCATTTGAAACTCTATGGAATGTATATCGTGGTAAACTAAACTGCACTCTTATTCAACGGTCTGGAGATGTAGGTTTAGGAGTACCATTTAATACACTACAGTATTCTGTCTTAGTTTATATGATTGCGCAATGCGTAGGTTTAGAACCAGGTGTATTTTGTCATTTCATTAATGATGCCCATATTTATGTAAATCATAAAGAGCAATTAATGAAACAGTTAAAAGAAATTTATGCATATGGTGTAGTTAAAAAAGACGAAATGCAATATCCTAAATTGAAACTAAATCCTGATATCACCAATTTTTATGATTTTACAATTGACGATATCACATTAGAAGATTATACTCCTGGTCCTAAAAGACCTATGGAAGTAGCAGTCTAATATTTTATTTTAATTTATATTTCTAGGAGATTATTGTTATGATATCGATGATCGTATGTTATGACGCACGCCGTCATATTGGTAAAAATGATGAATTGTTAGTGAAGATTCCAGAGGACCTAAAGCGTTTTAAACAACGTACTTTAGGTTGTAATATTATTATGGGCAGGAAGACGTTTGAGAGTCTTCCTGGCTTATTGCCACATAGAACCCACTGGGTTATAACTAGGGATAAAGACTACGTTCCTAAATATCCTGGATCAAATGTAAAAATATTTCATTCTAAGCAAGAAGTCTTAGATGAAATTAAACGATTAAATTTGGCAAACGTATACGTAATCGGCGGTGGTCAAATTTATGAAGAATTTATGGATATGTGTGACTGTATTCATGCAACGGTAGTTCATAAAATTCTAAAAGAGGGAAATGTATTTTTCCCTAAAATTAAATCAAATGAATGGACCCAATCCCAAGATGGTAAGACTTGGGCTTGGAAAGACGATAATGGTGATATGTTAGAATACACATATCAAAATTTTTATCGAAAGAAAGATAATAAATTAAAAATGGAGTCTAAATTTAACAAAGCGTTATAAGGAGTAATATATGGAAAAAGAACAACAAAGTGCAAAAATGTTAGATACAAAAGCTAAAATAGAAAAATATTTTGGTCGTTTAGATGAAGCATCAGATGAGCGAATCATTCAGTGGTTATGTGATGAATACAGCCTAACTGAAGAAGAGGTAAAAAATACGCATGTTTATATCCTTAAAACGGATATTATATTTAAATTTATCGCGGATTGCAAGCTAACAAAACGCGATTACCATTTTAATGCATTTCCTATTAGTAATAGAGCTAATGCTATTGCTAATCGTATCTCTGAATATAAAAATAATCCAAAACCTAAGAACGATCAGTTGCCTTTCTAATAATAATCTTGCCTATATATTATAATCGTGATATATAGTTTATATATAGGAGGATTTATTATGAATAGGAGGACTTTATTTCTATTACTAATTTTCACTTTTTCAATATTAGTGGCTCAAGCATCCACTGATAGAATTTGGTTCAGCTCAATGACTCGAGATCAAAGAGATCAAACAATCAGATATTTACAAGATTCAAATAAGGACTTATCTGATAGAGTTAATCTTTTAGAAAAACAAGTGAAAGAGTTAAATGAGCAAGTTTCTAATTTACAAAAATAGTATTATTTAATTTTAAGGAGAATTAAAATGAAAACTAACAAAACTTTAATCTTAACAGCAGCAGTACTTTCTACAGTTTCTATGGGTGTATATGCATCTAATGTTGTTACTGGTACAGATGCAGCAGCATTCGGTCTTAATAATGTAGTTGCTGGTTCCAGTGCATTCGCTGGTGGTTATAGCAATACTGTAAATAGCCAAAACAGCATCGTTGCAGGAACTTTAAATGAAGTAAACAAAAATACAGCTGGTAATGGATCCGCATTGGTTATCGGCGATAACAATACTGTTGCAGCATCCAGTGTATTAGCTGGTGGTTATGCTAATAAAATTACAGGTAATAACTCTGTAGTTAATGGTATTAAAAATACAGTATCTTCTGATAACTCCGTTATTACAGGTCAAAATAATAATGTAACTGGGCTAGCAAATGATGTTAGTGGTAATACTAACGTTGTAGATGGCTCGTATAACGCAGTAAGTGGTTATAAAAATACAGCTAATGGTTCTAGTAATTTAGTAGGCGGGTATCTTAACACAGCAACTGCTAATAATACATTGGCCGTTGGTATGAATAATAAAGCTACTGCAAACGAAGCATTCGTTGGTGGTCAAAAATCTGTAGCAAGTGGCGAAAGCTCTATTGCATTTGGTTATGAAAATAAATCTACAGGTTTGAATTCTGTAGCATTAGGTAATCAAACTAAAGCAACTGCTGATTTTGCAACAGCTACTGGTTATTTAACTGAAGCTAAAGGTGGTTGGAGCTTTGCAGCTGGCAACCAATCTAAAGCTATCGGTAATGGCTCTGTGGCATTCGGCCACAATAATAAAGCTATTGGTTTACATAGCTTTACTGCAGGCGATAACAACGTTGTCTACGGAGGTAATGCTACAGCATTAGGCAACTACAATACTGTAGCAGGAGTAAGTTCTTTCGCTACTGGTCAAAACAATACAGTCAGCAAAGACTTCGGCACCGCTATTGGTACAAATAATGCTTCTAATGGTGAAGCATCTTTTGTAGGCGGTAACGGCTCCACAGCTCAAGGCGATAACGCATTTGCATTTGGCTATAAAACACAAGCCATTGGCGATGGTAATATTGCTATGGGTAAATATGCCAGTGCAACTGGTAAAGATTCCTTAGCACTTGGCCGCGATTCTATCGCAAGCAATAATAATACTAATGCTATTGGTCAAAATGCAGTAGCAAGCGGTGAAAATGCTACAGCAATTGGTCATGGTTCCGAATCTGCCGGGCGCAATTCTAATGCATTAGGCTCTTCTGCTAATGCATCTGCAGATTTCTCCACAGCTGTAGGTAATAGTGCTAAAGCTAATGGTGTATCCAGTACAGCTACTGGGTTTAATGCATTAGCTAAAGGTAACTTCTCTACTGCATATGGTAATGATGCTCAAGCAAAAGGTAATCGTTCTGTAGCAGTTGGTTATAATGCACGTGCAGAAGAAAGTGCAGTAGCTATTGGTAATAACTCCAATGCGGGTGCAGTTAATGCAGTTGCAGTTGGTGCCGGCAATGCAGTTACTGGTATTAAATCTAGTGCGTTTGGTGTAGGTAATACAGTGGCTCAAGCCAATACACATGTATTAGGAAATGAAATCGCTACAACTCAAGCCAATAGTGTTGTAGTTGGTAATAAATCCACTGATCGTGCAGCTACAACTGAAGAAGAAGCTGAAATTAATGGGTTGAAATATGGCAACTTCGCAGGTAAAGGTTCTGTAGCTAACGGTGTTATGAGCATTGGTTCTGTTGGTGGCGAACGTCAATTGATTAATGTAGCAGCTGGTAAAGTATCTGCAGATTCTACTGATGCAATCAATGGTAGCCAATTATATGCTGTAGCACAAAACGTATCTAATGTAGCTAACAGCACTAAGAATGTAATTGGTGGTAATGCAACTGTAGATCAAAATGGTAATATCACTACTAACAATATTGGTGGTACTGGTGAATCTACTATCGATGCGGCTATTAAGAAAGTTAATGCTAAGGCAACTGGTCTTGAAGCTGGTAGTAATAATGTAACAGTTACTAGCAAAACAAATGCTACTGGTGATAAAACTTACACAGTAGACGTTAATAAAGATCTTAAATTGAATAGCGTAACAACTGGCGATACTAAGATTGATAATAAAGGTCTTTCTGTAGCTGGTAAAACTTATGTATCTAAAGATGGTATTAATGCAAACGATCAAAAAGTTACTAATGTAGCTGATGGTAAAATTGCAGCTGGTTCTAAAGATGCAGTTAATGGTAGCCAATTACATAAAGTAAATCAAAATATCAAAGCATTAGCTGGTGGTATTGGTGAACTTGGTGGTATTGTTAACGAGCATGATACTTTGATTCAAAACAATACAACTTTAGCTAACAATGCTATAGCTGAAGCTAAGAAACATACTAGCGTTACTGCAGGTAATAATGTAACTGTAACTACAAGCACAAATGCAGCCGGTGGTACTGATTACAAAGTATCTGTAGATAAAGTTAAATTTGGTAATGTTTCCTTAGATGATAAAGGTCTAAACAATGGTGGTAATAAAATCACTAATGTGGCTGATGGTACAATTGCGGCTGGTTCTAAAGATGCAGTTAATGGTGGTCAACTTAATACTGTAGTTAATAATATTAACAACCGTTATGATGGTTTGACTAACCGTGTAGCTAAATTAGATGAACGCGTTAATAAAGTTGGTGCAAGTGCAGCAGCTTTAGCAGCATTACATCCACAAGACTTCAACCCAGATGATAAATGGACTGTAGCAGCTGGTTATGGTAACTACAAAGGTGAAAATGCAGCAGCTCTTGGTGCATTCTATCGTCCTAATGAAAATACCATGTTCTCCGTTGGTGCTACATTTGGTTCTGAAAATATGGTGAATGCTGGAGTATCCATTAAATTCGGTCATTCTGATAAATTAGTTTCCAATAGTCGTGTAGCAATGGCTCGTGAAATGCAAGACATGAAAGCAACTATTGAAGCTCAAAATAAGAAAATTGAAATGTTAGTGAATATGCTTCTTGGGAACAACGATAAAGTGAAAGATACTGTGTTCCCAGACGTTCCAGAAAATCATTGGGCTTATACTTTGGTTAATGATTTAGCACAACGTGGCTATATTGATGGTTACGAAGATGGCCAATTCAAGGGTGATCGTTTAATGACACGCTATGAATTTGCAGCCATGTTAGATCGTGCGGTTCAAAATGGTGCAGCTATTAATCAAGAAATGGCTGATGCTATTCGTGAATTCAAACCTGAATTGGATCAAATTAAAGCAAGTATGCGTTTCCATGTAGACCGTATCAGTGGTGAAGATGCTGATTTGCATAAAGTTGAACGTGTACGTGTAAACAACGAATCCAATCGTGATCAATATGGTACAGTTACTGCTAAATAATTAGGGTGATAATTATGACTCCTATTATCCCTAATGAAGTAATATACTTATATATCATATTAGATAAAGTAATTGGGCTAGCCTGGTTACTTATGATTTTAAGTATGTTGTTATTTCTATTCCACATGGTAGTTTATATGGATTATGAGAAAAAAGCTGGTAACCAAGATATTGATGTGGTTACGAAATATAATTACGATCATGGTAAAAAGATTAGATTGGGTATATTGATAGTATTTGTAATATCTATAATTATACTAACATTAGTGCCAAAATCAGATCAACTTATGCTATTGATCTTAAATAATTATATGACTCCAGATACTTTAAATTCATTATCCGATAATGGAAAAGATATATTGAATGAATATATCAATATAATCAAAAGTGGAATACATTAATAAGATTTATAGGAGAAGGGAT